GGGTAACCCACAGTGTGCCAGACGGTTTGCGCTGGCTCGCTGATGTCGGCTGAATGCGTGCTGCCGCTACTGAAATAGAAAACGGGCCGGCAACCGGCCATCTTCATCCAGCCGTCCGGTTCAGGTGGGTCGGCCCCGGTGTCGCCTGGAGTCCACGTTCCATTAAGTTCAAAGATCGCAAACCGTGGACGATCGCTCAGTCGGACGACCGCCCACTTCACGCCAGTGCCGGTCTCTTTCCACAGGATTCGGGCTGAGCCGTATGGCATTGAACGCAGCGAGGTCGCATTGCCGGTTTCGATGTCCGCAAAGCCGTCTGACTCGCGGATCACATTGACTCGCGCCACCGTGACACCGGCTGCCGTCGCGCGGCCAATTCCATCCTCCGAAATCGGCTCGAGCAACACGACATATTTCTGGCAAAGCAGCGGCGTCTTTGGATCATTTGGCTGTGCCTGCTCACTTGGGTCATAAGCTTCGAAAGCGACCTGATTTTTGAATTGCTGTTCGTTGTCCGTTGGTGTGATGATCGGATCGTCGACTATCAGTACGTCGTAGCGGTCGCGATCCGCGCCGCTCTTGTTGCGAACCTTGATGATTCCACTTTGACGGAGTGGCTCGTTCGACTCTTGCGCCACATCATGCCGGCGCTCACGGACGAACCTGACCGCATCGAGAAATGCGTTATAGGTTTCAGCCGGGATCTCCAGCTTCTGACCCGCTTGGGCTTTTTTGAGGGAATCTCCCATTGGCTACGTTCCTATACCCAAGCCAGCGAAGTTGCCCTCCTCGTAAACCTTCTCGACGTAAACGGCGATCGGTTGCTTTACTAAAACCTTCGCGTCTTCAGCATCGGCATACCGAACCCAGATGTACTCCCATCCCTTCTTGTTGATGCCCGTGATGTCGCCGATGGTGAGTCCCGATACATTCGGACTGGCAGCAAAGCGATACGTGATCTCCCAGTCTTCTTCGCCACGCTGTGATCCCGACGCACCAAGGAATAGCACTTCGCCTGCAGCGAATCCTTTGAACCCAGCGTTGTTCACGCGGCCGGTGAGGCCGAACAACGTCGCCTTATACGCTCCAGTCACCAACGCGATCGCGAGGTAGTGCGTCTCGGTGAAGCTATAGACGGGGATGTTGACGTCGGTTCCCTCCACGCTGTCATGCGTAACCCCGATCGCTCCCTTGAAATCGGGAGCCACCTTTCCCGCCGGAGCGTGTTTGGAAATCGTCTGCAGGCTCTGCGTGATGTGCGTTGTGCCGCCGCCGGTGTCAAACGAGAACGAAGAGTCACCGGTGTCTTTTGGCTCGGTCTTACCGTATCGCACCGAGACTTCCCAGACGCCATCACCTTGCGGCGCGATGTGATAATCCTGAAACACGAGTCCCGCATAAATCGCAGGAATCGTCGCTTCAACCGTGGAGCGAACCGTCGCGTCGCTGTTGGTGCCCTGGACCACGTAGAGAAGATCGACCGACGGGCTTTCGATACCCACCGTCGACTCGCGACTGTCGAACGTCTCATCTATGGTCACAGGCATGTGGGATCCGTCCTACGCAAACACCAATCCGCCGTGTTGGGCTTCACGCACCAGCACGCCGAGCTTCTTGTCCATGGCTTCCACCGACTTGGCAGTCCTATCCGCGGGCCCGCCGGCACCAAGACCCCGCAGTGCGGCCGCATTGAACGCGCCCTGCACGCCGACCGACTTGTTTTCAACTTGGTCGAGCGAACCGCCAACGTTGCCGATGTCCGAGAACTGCTGCTTGAATTTTTCAAGGCGATCCGGCCCGTCGTCTTCGTCGGTGACTTCAGCGGCGGCTCGCTTCTCGGCGGCTTCCTTGAGCGCCGCTTCCCACTCGCGACGGGCCTCGGCAAGTTTGTCTTCGGAGCTTTCCAAAGCCGCCCGATGACGCTGTTCACGCTCGGCTTGTTCCTGGGCTTGCATCTGGTCGAGCTGGTCTTGAGCGCCGGCTCGGTCCCGTTCGATTTCACGTCGGCGCTGCCGGCGCTGCTGATCACGCTCGAGAATCTGCTCGTTTTGACGCTGGTCGATGGCCTGGTCCTGCTGGGCGATCTCGTCATTGATCCGCTGGATCTCGGCTTCCGCGTCGGTGTCCGTGAATACCGATTTCACGCGGGCCCAGACCTTCTTGAAAAAGCCGGCGAAGCGATACCAGCCCTTCTGCAGCGCGCTGATGAAGATCGTCCAGGCATCCGTGAGAAACGCGATCGTCTCCACCCACGCGACTTGGATTCCAGACCAGGCATCGGTGAGAAACCGAGCGAGGCTGTAGACCGCGTTCTGAAAGACGCCGACGAAGAACCCCTTGAAGTCGAGCCACTTAGCCTGCAACCAGTTGATTCCTTTCTGCCATTCCATCTTGAGCGTCAGCCACAGGATCTTGGCCGCCAGCGACAGGTCGCCCGCAGCGAGCGCATCCCCGATCCCCTGAAAAGCGGCCAGCGCGGTGTTCTTGAGGGCTTGGAACTTCTCTCCCAGCCAGCTGAGCGCTTCGGCACCCGCACCGGTCGTCGTAATCAGGTACGCCCCCAGTCCCACGAGCGCTGCGATGACCAAGCCGACCGGGGAGACAATGGCCGCCAGCAGTGAGCCAATCAAGCTCAGTGCCGTAGCAAAACCTCCCGCCGCGAATGCCAGAACACTGATCGTTCCACCAAGCCCCACCAGCGCGACCCCCGCTGCGAGGATGCCACTGACAATCGCCACGGTGGTCAGGACGACTTGCCGGTTCTCACTGACCCATGTTGCAAGTGCCGAGAGGAACGATGTAATGCCTCGGACCGCGGATCGAAGCTCTGTGCTGAACGCCTCGCCAATCGCAATCGCTACGCCCTCAAGCGCGGAGAGCAGAATGGTCACGTCGCCTTTGAGCGTGTCGAGCTGAGTGCCCGCGATCCGGGATGCCGTTCCCGACGAATCACCAAGCGCTTCGGTGGCTTCACGCAGGCGGTCCGCCCCTTGAGAAACGAGTTCGGCGGCACCTGCCGCCTGACGTGCGGGAAAAATAGTCCCCAGCGACCGGAGCTTTTCGCCCGAACCGGCGTCAGCCAGTGCATTCTCCAGGTCGCCGATGATCTCAGTCAGCGTCCGAACGTTTCCCGCGCCATCAATCACTCGAACACCAAGGCGATCGAGTTCCTTCTGGGCTTCAGCTGAAGGAGACGTTAGCGAAAGCAGCATTCCCCGCAGAGTCGTGCCCGCCATCTCGCCCTGAATGCCAGCGTTGGAGAGCAGCTGAATGGCAGCGGTGACTTCTTCAAGTGATACGCCGGCGGTCTTCGCCATCGGTCCCACGAATTTGAAAGCGTCACCAAGCATCGTCAGGTCCGTGTTGGCTGTGGTCATCGCCTTGGCCATCACGTCCACCGCGTTGCCCAGCTCGTCGGCCGAGAGTCCCATGCCCGCCATGATCTTGGCGGCGATGTCAGCAGCTTCGGCAATCTCAATTTGTCCAGCAGCTGCAAGGTTGAGCGCTGGCCCGATCGCTCTCAGGATCTTGTCGACGTCGAATCCGGCGAGCGCGAAATAGCTCATCGCCTCAGCTGCCTGGCTGGCCGAGAAGACAGTGGTCGCACCCAGACGCCTGGCGGCGTCTTCCAGTCGCCCAAAGTCGTCTTCTGTGGCGCCAGTCAGCGCTTTGACGCGGGCCATCTGCGACTCGAAGTTGGCGAACGTCCTGGCTGATAAAGCAAACGGCGTGGCAGCAAGTGTCCCGGCGGTGAGCAATTGCCGGCCCATCTGTGATACTGAGCGGCCAAAGGCTTTGAGCTTGGCCTGCGCCCGCCTGAGTCCGCGCACGAGGCGTGAGTCGTCGACGAACAGTTCGACGAATGCCCGACCAGCGCGAATTCCGGATGCCGTCGCCATGATCTATTTCGCGTTCCCTTTCCGGTTGTCCACGAACACCTGCTTCAAAATGCCGACGCCCGCCTTCATCGTGACGGGCTTGCGTGCGGTAAATGGATTGAAGTCGTCGGCCGTGTAGCGACCGGATCGCTTGGGATCGCGGTGGATGTTCGCCAGCACCGACAAAACCAGTGACGTGTGTGACCAGTGATCCCTCTGCCGCTCCTCGGCCATTAGCCACAGTTCGCGCAGTGTCAGGGCACCGGGATTGAGTCCGAGGATGCCGGCGAATCGCCAGACGAGTCGCCAAGCTTTCGCAGCTCCGCCAGCAGCTCGGCGTCCAGCTCCGGACTGTCCAGCCTCTCGCTCACTACCGTGAGCATCGTTTCCTGCAGCGTCTCCAGCTTGGCAAGCGCCTTGGTCAGCAGCTGACGCTTGCCCTGCGGGAAAAAATCGACCAGCTCCTCAAGCATCGCCGTGGTTGCCAGCTCGATCGCATCACCCGCCATGGCCCGTCCGAACTCTTCGTCCGTGATCCCCTTAGCGTCGGCATCTTCCTTGCACACGCAGTAGATGATGTCGCATAGCAGCACGGGGTCACCGATCAAACGTTCGATCAGCTTCCCTTCCACTGCCTGCATCAAGTCGATATCCAGCAACGACCGCACGCGTTTGATAGCGTCCACGTTAACGGTCACCGTCCAGGTGCGATCCGCATTGTCCTTGAAAGTCTTCACGCCCAGCTCACTCCATGTATTAAGGGATCGACATCCATTCCGGTGGGTTGGCCGAATAGGTCGGCTTCATCGTGACGCTCACAGTGATCGCCTCTTCCAGCGGCTCATTGCGGCTGAAGCTCGTAACCATGAAGCTGGCCCGAAGTCCTTGGGAACCGGTGGTCACCACATCCCCATCGAGCACCGCCAGTTCCACGGCTGTCTTGTCGAGAAACGCGTCACGAATGGCCGTGAAATCGGTATCTGCCGAGTCCCACACCATCTCGAACTCGATCGACCCATCCTTGAGCGTTGCGACAGTGGCTCTCCACCCGGCGTTACCCCGAGTGGTCACGTCCGCCTCGCCCGCCTCCAGATTGAGAGTGACATCACGCACGTTGGTGATCTCGTCCCAGGTCGGTGTGGCGTAAACGCCCGTATTTCGAAAGAGCTTGGCATCAAGCCCCAGTTTGACTGACATGGTTTTCCTCCTTGGTTAGTTGACGCTGTTGGCCCAGAGTCCTTCGAACTTGGGAAGCTCTCGCTTCATCGCCGGTCCCATATAGGGACGCGGTGCGTAACGGGCTCGCCGCCTACGTTTCTTCTTGCGGCTTTCCAGCACGGCGCTTCCGCCCAGCTCATGAAGCTGGGGAACAGTGGATCGGTTGCTGCCACGCGGAGAGCGACCATTCAGCCGCAGAGGACCGACGATCACTGACGCTCTGCGCCGTTCGAACACAAACCAGATGTTTTTGAGCGTCGCCACGCGGTCTTGTGTGTGGACGCTTGGGGGTTGGCCCGGCTGGGAAGCTCGCTTTCGCCTACGGAGCGATGACCTTGCCGCACGACGAATGAAGCTGCCGGCCCGGGACAAGTTCTTTGCATTGGCTTGGCCCACTGCATCGATCACCGCTTTGCGATCGAAGAACATTCGCTTCTGGTTGAATCCCACCATCGCCATCGCGTTCACCTCCACACTCGGTAGATGGCACGCACGACACTGGTGAACTGCCGCAGTTCGTCCAGGTGCTCCGGAGCAAATACTGGCTCTCTGCTTAGTTCGATGAGCCGAGCCTCGGAAAACCCCGAAAGCAAATTGTTTCGCAATAGCCCTGCAATCTCCGCGACCAGGTTCGAGAGCCCGTCGAGCGCCAGCTGGCTCATGTCGTTTCGCTGCTGCACGCCGATATCCACAGCACAGTCGAAAGCTGTCAGCGAACGCGACAAACGTTTCTCGGTGATGGATCGAGGGACGACGCTCACATGGAGCTCGTCCATCTCTTTGAGATCAAACTTGGGCTGGTAGTAACGAACAGCCGTAAAACTCTGACTTAGCGTTGCCAGGTTGATCAGGCTGGTCACACCATCAGCGACTTCGAGCAAGATTGAATCGGTCATCTCAGACGCTCTCCTGCTCGATGCACTTGGTGTGGATCCGCAGCACGATGCCGAACGGATCGCTGGGCCTAAACGGCGGCTCGCCACCGTAGGCGGTCACTTCATAGGTGGAAACGATTGAACCAACGGTGTCCTGGATACAGTCGCCGCGCTCCGGCGAGACCGGCCCGCCACCGAAGTCGATCTCTGCCGCTTGGATCAGGAAGTCACGATCAGTCCACTCCATGCGGATGCCGCCATAACCGTCGTCGAGCTTGAGCAGGGTGCGACCGATCGTGGCAGAGACAGCGATGTGGCTCGCGCCACGCAGGTAGACGACCTCACGCGACGCGTGGGTCTTGAGCTTGCCTGCGAGCCAGTTCTGTCCGCTCTCGAGCAGATCAGTCATCTACTATTGCCCGCTCGAGGAAGGTTGGATTTGGGTTTGTGACAACTGCCGCAACAGCGCGATCAGTTCGTCGAACGTCTCTTGGTCGAGCAGCAGCGGTTTGCCGGCTGCTTGACGTCGTGCCCGAATGAAGCTGATGCCCCAAACGACGAGGGCACTCGCCGCCGGAATTGAGAAGCCGGCCATCACCAGCGTCAGCACGGCCGACCACGGAAACGTGGGGACGGGCACCGGTGCTGGAGCAGGCTCGGGCGTTTGAGGCGGAATGGTTGGATCGAAAAGCGGAAATGGATTCTTGGGTTGCGGTTTGACGAGATCGACTCGAGGAGTCGCTTGCCACGGCGGACCGGATTGGCCGATGAGTCCGGGAGGTTCCGCTTCGTGAATCGTTTGCAGACGAGCGATATAGCGACGAATGGCGCTGCTGATACCTCGAGCCAAGCGTTCCGGGTCGCCCTGATAAACTCCCTGGAAAACGACCGTGGCCGCATCGCCATAGATTCCGCTTCGCGGCGGCTGGACGATGATAGTTGGGTAAGCCGTAACCTCGATTGTTTTCCAACGGAACTTCTGGCTCTCATCGTCTTTGTCGTAGACCTTGTAGTGCGACCAAGAATTCTTGGGATCGTTGGGGTTGGCCAGCGCGAGCAACCATTCGTTGGCTGCCCAGTCCCGCTTAAGCTTCTCACAGGCGGCACAGCCCTTCTTCGTGAACACACTGATGAACCATTTGTCGGCGTCGCTTTCTGGGGGACTCATCGCCGCGATGAAGGCGTCGGCATTTTGCTCGCCGGCGGCATGATCGCCCACATGCTGGACTGTATCGCCAAGTCGCATCACTTCCGCCTGGTCGACTTCCGGCGAATCGCTTTGGGCAAAGGCACGGGTCGACAGGCAGCCGGCCATGATCATCGCCAGAAACAGAAATCGCATCGTCAATTCCTTTCGTCTGTGGGAGGTCACCACCACTGGTAGTACTGGGGCCGCTCGGGATGCGGTGGGTAATCGAGAATCACGACCCACTGGCCGCTGGCCAGGTGGAGCCGCCTGAATGACGCTTCGTCGTACACGTCGATCCGCGTCGGGGAGTTGTTGTTGCAGACGTACCAGGTACCCGTGTCAGCGTCGTAACCCATGAGCGTCTGGAAGTGCGCTCTTCCTGCCCCGATCGCTGCGCCGCGTCCTGTTTCGGCCGCCCACTTCATCCAGTCCCAGGTGTTGGATCCGGTGATGTTAAAAGCGCGGATTCCACGACGATGACAGTAAGCTGATACGCGAGAAGGTCCTGAGCCTCCGCGTTCTCGCGGGCCGTATTCGGTATTCCACAACAGCGTGGCGGCTTCAGGCACGTTTTGGTCGACCCCGCACATGCCGATCGAGCACTGCACGCACGAACCGTCCGGGTTGCGGAACCAGGTGCGGATATCACGAGGTAGGTCAACCGCCAGTCGGTCGTCGGGGCACTCGATCGATTGACCGCTGGAGATTCCGGCTCCAGCGGTCAGGATGAGCGCCATCGCAAGCAACATGGACTTCACGCTATTTCTTCCTTGTCACAGGTGGTGGGAGCTGCGCTAGACAAGCGCCGGTTTCGCAATCGGAGGCACGGACATGAGGCGCCGCTGCGGGACCGCAGTAACACGCTGGACCACAGCCACATCGCCGCTGGCGAATGGTCCGCACCAGACGCACCGGTGCGCGAACGACACGCAGGGGAACACGTGCTACCGCCCGCAGGCGATGTCCGAATCGTCCACAGGCTAGGGTTTCGCAAGGCATCATCCAGCACACGGCCGCCATGGCTAGAACGGCAATCAAAAGAGAACGTTTCACGTTTCTTTCTCCTTGTTTGTTCAGGGACGAGGACTACTGGCTGAGACGCACGCGAACGATGGGGTCCGCGTCGGCAGCCGCTTTCACGACTTTACCGATCTGCTTGTTCGCACCGGCACCGTCGGTCGCCACGGCCACGTTGTTGGTGTCATCCCAGTACGCGATTCCACCGACCGCGAAGGTCACGCCACCACCTGATTCCTTGGCGATGT